CGAATGCCGTGAAATACGCAACTCCGCAGTCGAGGGATTGGAGATCACCAGCAGGGAATCTGGATCGCTGGAACAACCCGGATCGCAGCAGGAACCTCAACGATCAGATTGGTGGGCAACTGAACCCGCCCTGGGTCGAGTGGCTAATGGGGTGGCCCGTAGGGTGGACAGACTTAAAGCCATTGGAAACGGACAAGTTCCAATCGTGGCAGCAACAGCATGGAGGATTTTAACATGGAAGTAGGACGCATCAACTTCGGGCCGGCAGCGGTTCCGAGCTTTCCAGAGGATGACCTTAACCGTCTCCGCAGGCTCTCGGATTATCTCCGAGACCTCGACACCGACCGATCCGAACTCCAAGAGGCGCTCGACGGGCTTATCCAAGAAAACGACGAACTCCAAGCGGAGGTCGTGAGGCTTAACCAACTTCTCCACGGAAAATGAACCGCAAAAAAAGTCACCAAAGCAAGCTGTCTCCAGAAGACCAATCCAAGCTCCGAGCCATGAGAAGGAGAGGCCCGGAAGAATGGATGGAACTGCTCAACGCACTACCCGAAACCATCAGGCAATTCGCAGCGAGGATAATCTGGTGGGATTGGTTTGCCACCCGAACGGTCGCAGAGAGATGGCCCCACTTGGATACCTACCTCAAGTTTACGACCGAGGAATGCCCATACGCCCCTCTCGTTGAGGCGCTTGAGACCCTTGGCTACCCGACAAGGACAGCTTTAACCCGCGCAGATGACCCCCGAAGCAAATAAAACCCCATGAGTAATACTAAACAAGACCCCCTCTGGCTCCAGCGATGGAAGGAAGAGGGCATCAGGTACCTCGGAAAGAAAGGAACTGGTCATATTGACCACCTCGACAGGTGGCAACAAGCCTTCATGATCGGCTTCCTTGAGGGAGTCAAATCTTGCGCAGAGGAGTTTGAGCTACCCCCAGGTACTCACTTCGCAGCCGTCGAACTTATCAATGAGGAGGAGGTTGAATGAACTCAATACGTTACATTGATGATGTAGATATTGTGATTAGTTACAGAATCGCAAATAAATACATCCATGCTGATTACCGACTCTATAAAGACGGCGAGTTTATTGGGGTAGCAAAGTCAGATGCTTCATTTACGGGGCAAATGAATCACGGTAGCTTTGAGATCGGAAGTTTTCCTAACTACATAGCCTCTGAAGACAAAAAAGAAAGTAGGCATTGGTTGCAAATGGATAACTGCCCTTCTTTAGAAAATATAACTGATGAGGATGGAATTATCTGTTTTGAGCCATACGTTTTCAAAACAAAGAATGGGTATAATTTTGAGTTGTATAGAGAGTTTGCAAAAGTTAAGAGCATCCGATCTATCCCTATTCATGTTTGCCCCAAATGCGGAAAAGAAAGATACCGGGCAGACGATCCCTTCTTAAAAAGAGGAGTAAATGAATATCCATCAAAAACTTGGGATGTGCTTTACCAATTCTCTCGGTGTGAAAGTTGCAAGAAGGTAAAATACAGGTCTGGAAAGAGGCTTTTATCTACTGCATTTATTTCATCCGTCGGGGATTTTAATTCTAGTGGTTGGATTGGATACACCGGATGGTTAGATCGCTGCAAACTATACGGTGGATCAAAAGACCCTCGCTCCTTCCTGTATGAGAAGAAGTCAAAAATACCCAAGGAGACAATCAGAAAGAAGGTAGTCGGACATATCAAGAAGGTTCTCAAAATCCGCCCTTTGAGCAATTCAGAGAGGGATTTCTTCCGACTCATCATTGGGGCAAAGCAGTTAACTCAAATAGCATAAAACATAATGAACACACTACAAACATACGAAAACAACTTGGTTTCTGAACTCGTTTCCCTGATAGCTAGGGGAATTGAGTGCTGGCAAAAGGCCGGCGAAATCGTCGTCAGAATGATTGACGAGCAGCACTACACCATCGAACAGATTGCAGACTCTTCCGAGTTTCTTACCGAAGACATCGTTTCTAGGTTTGAGCAACTCGGTAGGAAGCAGTTATCGCCCGGTTTATTGATCGCCGACTACCCAGCGGCAAAGCATCTGGTTAAATTGACCTTTTCGGAGCAGGAGCGCCTTCTCAACGGGTCGGTAGATCTCCTGCTTGAAGGCGGAGACACATTGAGTGTGGCGACAAAAAACCTAACTCCTTACCAATGCCGTCAGGTCTTTGATCGCAAATACATCAGGACTCTCTCTGCACAGAGGGCATGGATGGAGTCGGAGAAAGCAAGGGCATCATCCGCACCTATTCCAGAGATGGAGTATCCCTACACAATCCGAGCCGGCAAGATCCTAATCCCTCAAGCGTGTCAGCTTACCAGGCGGGATCTCAAGCGTATGCTCAACGAACTGGAGGACTAACAATGACCAACTCAAGAGCCAAAGGATGCAGGGGGGAACGGGAGTGGCGTGACCAGTTACGGGAGGCCGGTTTCCTCAAGGCCCGTCGAGGTCAGCAGTTTAGCGGTGGCACCGACTCCCCGGATGTCGTCTGCCCAGAATTGCCAGATGTCCACTTTGAAGTGAAGCGAGTGGAGTCAGGCAACCCGTACAACTGGCACGACCAAGCGAAGTGTGACGCCGGCACCAAGATCCCCGTGGTCGCCCACAAGCGCAATGGTCGCCGTTGGCTTGTTATCCTTGAAGCTGGACATTTCCTAGACATCGTGAGGAGGTCAGACTTTTGCGGCGACAACGTCATTACCACGGTGGAGGACTACAAGAAAGCTATCGAATCAATTTAATATGCCGAACAGAGTTTTAAGAGATTGGACTGATTCCTATCGCTTCGATGGGTTGTCAGCAGAAGCAGAGTGCCTATTCGTTCGCCTGATCATGAAGGCCGATGACTACGGCAACTTCCACGGGGACGCCCGGATCGTTGACTCCATTTGCTTCCCCTTGGGAACCAAGAGCAATGTCGCCAAGTCGCTCAAGGAATTGGAAGGCAGGGAGCTTGTCGCGTTCTATCACCACGCCGGCAGGAGCTACCTGACCATTACCAACTTCGGGCAGCGCCTTCGACACACCACTCGCAAGTTTCCAGACCCCTCCACCTCTGATGGAGTGCAAGTTGGCGGCAATCCGCCGCAATCCGCCGCAACTTGCGGCAACTCGCGGCTAGAAGTAGAAGAGAAGAGAAGTAGAAAGGAAGTAGAAACGAAATCATCATCTGCCGATGATGCAGACGGTTTTGAGAAGTTTTGGGAAGCATACCCAAGGAAAGTCGGAAAGGGAGCCGCACAGAACTCATGGAGGAAAGCCAAGCCACCCCTTGATGCCGTCCTGACTGCCATCAGGAAGGCCCGTCAGTCCCAAGATTGGCAGAAGGAGAGAGGCGCCTTCATCCCCCACCCTGCTACATGGCTAAATCAAGCCCGTTGGGAAGACGAGGGTATGGATTACGCCGCACTAGCTGGAAAACGCGATCTAGGGCCATCCTCGACGCCGCACGGGGGCATTGACGAAGCGGACGCATTCGCATGGAGGGCGGAAGCCTACCCCGAATCGTTAGAGGTTCACCCAAGCGCCCAATCCTTCCCCTTCAAAATCTGGCCCGAATCCATCCGGGCAGAGTACCGCAACCGCAACAACCAACTCCAGGCAGCATGACCGACACACCACGAACTGATGCCGTTATTCAATCGCGCCGCCGCCTGCGATAACGTGGATCTCATTGTCAGAAACGCACTAATATCCTTGACGCCTGACAAAACCAACCATTAAAATTACCGCAATTATGGGAGTTAGTAAACCACGCACTCAAGGTAAAGGAGATGGAAGACGCGACAGCTTCAAGGCGTTCTCTGAAGGAATAGATTCTATTCAGCGTCGAGACAATCCACTTACAGGCAAGGTCTTCCTCAAGAAGAACAACCGAACTGTTGTCAAGTATGGGTAAGCCTCTCAAACCTCGCCAAGAGAAGTTTGCCAAGGCACTTGCTACTGGTCTTCCTCTTGCAAAAGCCGCAAAACAAGCCGGTTACAATCCTGATCCTGCCCATGCTTGCAGAAGAGCAAAAACTGCCAATGTTTCGCAAAGGGTGACTGAACTCCGCGCCATCGCTGAAGAGAAGCTAGAACTATCGCGTCAGGAGTACCTTAAAACTGCTTGGAGTCGCTACATTGAACTGGCACCCGATCATCCTGTCACCGCGAAGTACGGGGAAATGGTGGCTAAAGCCCAGGGATGGAACGAACCCGACAAGGTAGAACTCAACGGGTCTCAAGAATTGATTATCCGAATTGGCGGAAACCAGAATGCATAAAGCAGGAGACATTCGGGAGGATGGTCATATTTTCTCTCCATGCAATCTGCAAGTCATTACCTCTATTGCCAATATGCGGAAACACGCCCGTCTAGAATATGTCCACAATAGTTGAAATCATTCCAAGGCCGCAGCTTGAACCATACCTTCACCGAAAGGAACGATGGGCCTGCATGGTGCTTCACCGAAGGGCCGGCAAGTCGTTCGTCTGCATTCAAGATTTGATTGTCCGAGCTTTAACCAACAAGCGCACGGAGCCGGCACCAAGATACGCATACATCGCCCCAACAAGGGAGCAGGCAAAGGATATTGCGTGGAAATACCTATCCTCTTTTGCTGGTCAGATACCTGGAACCGAGATCAATAAGGCAGAACTCCAAATCACCTTCAAAACGGGAGCATCCATCAGACTTTACTCTGGCGAAGCGTATGAACGACTTCGGGGTATCTATCTCGACGGGATCGTGATGGATGAGGCGGCAGATATTGACCCCGCTGCATGGGATAACGTCATCAGGCCAACCCTTACCGATTACCGGGGATGGGCGACATGGGTAGGCACCCCAAAGGGGCGTGATTCCTTCTATCGCACCTATACAAGCGCAGTTAATGACCCAGATTGGTTCACGCTTTTGCTGAAAGCATCAGAGTCAGGAATTATCCCAGAGGATGAGTTAAAAGACATCCGAAGGGGAACCAATGAGACGGCATTCCTCCAAGAGTATGAGTGTTCATTCTCTGTGGCTAGGAGGGGAGCTATCTATGCTCCATCTATTGAAGAGGCCCGAAACAACCGCAGGATCTCCAATGATGTCCTCTGGTTCAAGGAAGCCCCCGTCTATACCTCGTTCGACGTAGGCGCTCCTCTCAATCAGCGTTGCTGGGTCTGGCAGATGGTCGGAGACCGCATCAACTTCCTTGAGGCATTGTCAGGAGGTGATGACTGCAAGACGCCGGCAGATTGGGCAGGCCGGCTCACGCAGAAACAATACCGATACGGGGCGCACTTCATTCCGCATGACGCTGCCCAAGAGAATGGGGGACTCTGGCAAGAGGCGCTGAAGCTCGGAGGTCTAGCCAATGTGGTTCCAGTTCCACGCCAGATGAGCGTGTGGGATGGCATCAATCTAGCCCTCGACGCCTTCCCTCGCATCGGGTTCAACGAGGAAGGTTGCCGGGACGGGATCGACTCACTCGACGCATACCACAGCAAAGAGGAGAGAGATGGTGTCACCATCAAGAACGTCCCTGTCCATGACTGGTCGAGCCACGGGTCAGACTCATTCTCACTCGCTCATCAAGCGATCAAGGCCGGTCTCGTCGTTGACCGAACGGCAATCGCAAGGCGTCCGAGGCCGATGGGTCGCCCGGATGTCATCATGGGCTTTCGAGGATGACTCCCGTTGAGCAAGTTGCAGCCCTCTACGATGGGAGTCGGTCATTTCGCTCCGACTTGGAAGCGTATCTCCTGCGAGGTTATGTCATCTCCACCCCGACTTCCTTCTGCATGGCAAGGGCAGTCCAGAAGGGGGCCGATCACGCACTCATCAAAGACCCCTACCATAGCTTTGACAACCCCGATACTTGGTATGTCTTCGCCTATGCCGGCAAGCTTTCCGAGGCATGGAAAAACATCCCCTACCCCCTCCCCTGGGTGGGTCTGGACAGGAAGCACCACGGCATCAAGTTCTACCCATCAGATTTAATCGTTCAGAAATCCTCTAGGTTTTAGTAGATTTCCTCTTGCCAAGTTAGTAGGCGGATGTTAATTCCGCTAAATGCTTTCCAAGATTGAATCGTTTTTCGATGAGTTAGTTTCGGCCCTCGCGCCCGAAATGGCACTCGCCGGCGGCATTCCCTTCCCCAAGGAGAACATTGATAAAAAGCCCAACCTGGCGCTCAATTTTGGGGGAGGGTCTTCTACCCCGCCGCCCCCACCGGCACCCCCTTCAATCAACATCCCCCCGCCACCTCCGCCTCCTCCTCCCCCACCCCCACCTCCTACTGCGTCGGCGACTGATGTTGCCGCACAGCAGCAGCAGGCCCTCAAGAACAACGCCGGTCGCTTCGGTTACAAGGCGTCACTCCTAGCCGGCAAGGATCAGTCCTCCACCAATACGGCAACCGGCATCGGTTCCCTTCTTGGGAACTAACGCATGGCAAAGACTTCTGACGCCATTGCCGAGTTGGCTGTTCCCAAAAAGGAGAACAGCAAGTCCACGCTTGCCGCCGGGATCGTCTCCCGCTGGTCAAAGCTGGAGGCAGACCGCAACTACTGGATGTCGATGTGGCAGCAGATTGCGGAGCTTGTGATGCCCCGCAAGAGTTACATCCTCAACACGACGATCACACCCAACTCCGAGCGCGAGGCCCGTCTGTATGACTCCACGGGAGTCCGAGCCAACCAAGTCCTTGCCGCAGGGTGCATGAGCTATATCACGCCGGCGGATTCCCGCTGGTGCAGTTTTGATGCCCCTAGCGACATCGAAGACGGGGACGGGGTGCAGGAATACTTTGCAGAAGTGACCGAGATCGTCATGGAGACGCTTGCAAGGAGCAACTTCCACCAGGCAATCCATGAGTTGTACCTAGACCGTGGATGCTTTGGCACCGCAGTCCTCTTCGTGGAGCCGGGAGAGAAGCTGCCCATCACCTTCACCAACGTGGATGTGGGGACGTTCTGCATTTCCGAGAACTACGAGGGATATGTGGACACCATGTTCCGCCGGCTTGAGATGACGACCCGCCAGTTGGTTCAGCAGTTCGGGATTGAGAACGTCTCCGATGCGGTCAGGAAGTGCTACAACGAAGCCAATGGCAAGGGCATGGACGAGAAGTGGCACGTTATCCACGGTGTCTATCCCCGTGAAGAGGGGCAGCGCGACAAGAAGAAGTATGACGGGCCGAACAAGCCGATTGCCTCCTGCTACGTCGAGGAGAAGAGCAAGCACGTTCTGCGCGAGTCTGGCTATGACGAGTTGCCATTCATGGCTACGAGGTATCTGAAGTGGCAGAAGAGTGCCTACGGGTGGTCTCCCTCATGGGTCGCCATGCCTGACCTTCGTCAGTTGAACTTCCTCCAGAAGCAGATGGATGCCCTAGCGGAGCTTGCCGCATTCCCTCGCATCCTCGCTCCCGATTCCTTGGAGTCTTCCATCGACCTCCGAGCCGGCGGAGTGACCTACTTCAACGCCGCAGATCCCAACGCCCGTCCCATCGAATGGGCTACGCAGGGTCGCTACGACATCGGCCTGGAGCGAGTCGCGCAGAAGCAGAAGGACATCCAAGAAGCGTTCTCTGTTCCCCTCTTCCAGATGTTCACCGCAGAGGAATCAGCGGCACCGAATCGGATGACCGCCACGGAAGTCAACGCCCGGAATGCCGAGCGTCTGGCCCAATTCTCACCGACCTTCTCCCGCCTCACGACCGAACTCCTGACCCCTCTCCTTCAGCGTGTCTACGGCATCTTGGCAAGGAACGGTGCATTCCCACCTCCCCCGGAAGCCCTCATCCAGCAGGGGCCGACAGGGGAACTCTTTATTCCCGAACCGAAGGTCAACTTCAACAGCCGCATCGCCCTTGCGGTCAAAAATATGGAGCAGGGCGCGACCGATGCGACCGTTCAGAGGGCAGCGGCACTTGCCTCTGTCACCCAAGACCCGTCCATCTTCGATAACTTCGACACCGACAAGATGGTGCGCGAGTCGGCCCTAGCCTCTGGCATGGATAGTGAATACCTCCGACCCCAGGAACAAGTTGCCCAGATGCGCCAGCAGAGGGCGCAGGCCCAGCAGCAGATGCAGGAGATGCAGGCCCAGCAACACGCCGCAGAGGTCGCCGCCAAGGTAGGAGGTATCAAGGGTGACTCCGCAATGGTGCAAGGCGTCCAACAGCAGATGGCCTCGATGATGTAACGACACCCAAACCATTCCGACCATGCCGACCATTACTGACCGCGACCTAGAGATCCAACGCATTGCCGCAGCCTACTCATACTTTGAGACCGATCCCGGCAAGCTGGTCATTGCAGACCTAGAGAAAGCCTTTGGCATCCATGCCCAGGCATTCCTGCCCGACAGCAAGGGAGACTTTTGCCCCATCCGAGCCGCAATCCGCGACGGGCAGAGAAGCGTCCTGCTTCACATGAAGGCGATTGCAACCAAACACAACAATGGCGAGACCACGAAAAAACCCGATCCCAAGCGAGACTAACGTCGAACTGCCCGAACCGGCGATGTCCCCCTTCTTGGGAGACCTCACCCCCGAATACATCCTCTGGTTCAAGCAGACCCACTCCCGCGAGGAGTTCATCGCACGATATTCCGAACGCATCCCGAAAGAGTACCCAACAACACACCAAATCGACACCGAATGATCACATCAGACGCCATTGCCGGCGACCCTGTGGACGGAAACGCCCTCTTGAGTCAGCAGGCATCCACCCCTCCACCCAGCACCCCCTCGCCCATCGGCGAGAACCTCCTCTCCAGCACGAAGCCGGCGGAACCCGCCCCCGCCTCCTCACCTTGGGTCAACGACAAGGGAGAGTTTTCCGAAGGGTGGCTTGACCGTCTCCCCAAGGAACTATCCGAACACAAGCAGATCTTGGGTCAGTTCAAGGACATCGACGGGGCGCTGAAGACCCTTGTTTCGCAGCAGAAGATGCTCGGCAAGAAGGCCGATGCCATTTTGATCCCTGACGACAAGGCCACTCCCGAAGAGAAGGCCGCATTCCTCAAGAAGCTCGGAGTTCCCGAATCACCCGATGCCTACCAGTTGAGGCCGAAGGATCTCCCTGCCGGCTTTGAGTGGGATGAGAACATGGCGAAGGAGTTCAACACCCTTGCCCACCAGAACGGGATCACCCCCAAGCAGATGGATGCCCTCATGGGTCGCTATGCGGCGCTTGAGTCACAGAGGGCGGAAGCCGCAGCCTCCCAGCAGAAATCCGAGATGGAAGCCGGTCGCAAGACCCTGGCTGAAGCGTGGGGAGACAAGTACGATGTGGAGCTATCGGTCGCCCGTCGAGCAGCCCAAGTTGCCGGCGTCGATGTCAACTCCAAGGGGTTCTCTGATCCCTCTGTGGTGCTGGCATTTAACCGTCTGGCCCGGATGATGTCTGACGACAAGATTGTCAACTCGGACACCGCAGGAACCATGATGGCAGGCAAGGCCCGTGCAATGGACATCATGACCAACCCTTCCAACCCCCTGCATGGCAAGTATGCCTCCGGGGACAAGACAACCGCTGATCTGGTCTCTGACCTCTTGAAAAATGGATAATCAATACGACAACGAGCGCAAGGGCGTCCTCTTCCTCAAGGGAAGCGAGAACCCGAAAGCCCCCAAGTGGTCAGGCAAGATGACCCTTGGAGGCATCGAGTACCAGATCGCCGCATGGGAGAAGATGTCCAAATCAGGCAAGGAGATGCTGACTATCTCCATCACCGACAAGCCGGCTGGAGGCTATGCCAACTCGCCAAAAAGGAACGACTATCCCCCATCCCCTGCCGTGGTGGCCCACAACAAGGCCAAGGCGAATGCCTACCAGAAGCAACATGAGGATGACGACGGGGACGGAATCCCCTTTTAACCTTTAGCTTGGTGGTTCATGGAAAGCCCTCACCGGGGAAACTCGGTGGGGGTTTTTCTTTGTTAAAAGAACGGCCTCGTTTCTTTAACAGCTAACAGAGTTGTTAAAGATTGGCGGGCGCCTTGAGTGTTTAGATCCGATGCGCTGAAGATCAACAATCATCCGATGAGGGAATCGAACACCTCGTCTCCCTGACAACCCGGGGATCTTTCCACTAGACGAATCGGAGATTGAAAAAGGTCGAGGGAGGATCAGGTCGCTACTACTCCCGACTGGGCCAGCACAAAGCTACCCGCCAGTTTCGCCCCTCATTGCCTCCCCCGACTATAATGCCCATTGGAGTCCTTACGGCGTGTCCTTTGGGCAGGGGTTCACCGAAGCTCCCCCCGAAAATTGGCACAGCCCCTCCGAATCGAACGGAGCCAGATGGTTTTGGAGACCGTCTCGCCTACCTTGGAACATTGGACTGCGGTTAGACTCTACAAATCATTTCAGAAATCTCAATCTTTTTGTGCGAAATAACGTTGACGGGTTAGGTGAGTGATGTTAGTTGCTTGAAATAGACAAACCGAGAGGCAACCCCTCTAGCGATTGCTAGGTGTGGATCTGTGTAGGTTGGTCATCCCCGAAGTTAAGTGATCCCGTAAGGGGCAACCTCTTGTTCGGTTTAGTCAGTATCCTACACAACCCCTAACACCCTACAACTATGCTTCAAGTACCCGACCACTACGTTATCCAGTACGAGACCAACTGGCAGCACCTCCTTCAGCAGATGGAGTCACGCCTCAAGGAGAAGACCAAGTTCGTCTCCGCACAGGGCGCCGCCGTCCGCTTCAACCAGTACGGTCTCGCCTCCATGACCGCAGTCACGACCCGCAATGCCTCCACCCCGGCGGCAAACAGCGACCTGCCGACCCGTTGGGCCTACCCCGTCCCCTACGACATCGCCAACCGCTTCAGCGAGTTCGACAACCTCTTCCTCGGAAGCGTTGTCCTGCCCACCTCGGAGTGCATGCAGGCGCAGGCCGCAGCCTACGGTCGTCTCGCGGATAAAGTCCTCATCGACGCCCTGACCGGCCCGGCGACGATCACCAACACGGCGAACACCTCCACAGGGTTCGGTCTGAACAACACCACAACCACCGTTGCCCTGCCAGCAGGAGTTGCGGTCAACTACGTCCCTGCCGGCGGTACCGCCGCGAACAGCGGACTGACCATCGGAAAGATCCGCGAGGCCAAGCGCATCCTTGATGCGAACGAAGCCCCCGCAGAGGATCGCGTCCTCATCGTGAGCGCCAAGGAGATCAGCGATCTTCTCGGCACCACCG